TAGGCTCTGCGCGCCAGGCCACCGCCATCATTCTAAACGCATCTGCGGGATGACTACACCAATCGTGTCTCGGTGTCGAGCGAAATGCTTTCTTATCGTCATCCCACTCCCGCTGATACTGACGCAACGCCTCAATGCCCTGCTCGCACTTTTCGGCATCGAACCACACTCGAGGCAGCATCTGGCGCACCGCTTGGATGCCATCCTGCACCGAGAGGTTGGGCACGATCATCATGTTGCCGATCCCGAGTTGCGCGGCCATCTGCTCGATGACTGACTTCCCGCCGCTCGCAAAGGTCTTAGCTCTCGCGTCATGCGGCAGCTGGAACTTGCCGTATCGGTAAGGCTTGCCCTGCAGGATCTCGACCACCGCGGGCGTTGAGAGGCCCGACGCTGAGTAGAAATCGATGACATGGATCTCGCCGCCAATCACCTGGTAGAACCACATCGAGGTGTCATCGGTGTACCCGATATCAAACGATACGTGCACGGGTGCGTGTTCGTCATACGGCACTTGCGTGATGCGGCCCTGCTCTTCAGCCTTGCGGATCTCATGGCCGTAGAAGCTACCGAGTATCGCCGCATCCCAACTGCAGAGATATTCCTGGGCGAATAGGCTCTCGCCTTCGTCCTGGCCAAAGCTCTCGATATAGGCGAGGCGTTCTTCTTCTAGCCGCTCTGGCGTGAATACGCCCGTGTCGATCGCCGTGAGCTTTTCTGCGTAGGCGTCAGGGTTCTTCTCTGCCGCCTTGAAGCTCATGTACGCATGGTTTCGCGAGCGAGGCGTCGTGATGAAGATCTGCCAGCCGTTGTTCTCAGCCAAGATCGGGCGCAAGTAGCCTCTCGCTGCGGGGTTGGTCAGCGCCCATTCCGAATACACCACCCCTGCAGGCGTCGAGCCGACTAGGCGGTTGTAGCTATCTGAGCCTACTACCTGCCAGGTCGAGCCGTTCTTAAACACGATCTGCATTTCCTGATCGCGAGTATTCGATCGGAGTTCTGGCGGGAAAGCCTCATCGATGCGGCGCTTGCCACTATGCGGGTTGACCGCTTCCCAGATCGCTTTGCGTGCTTGGGCGTACTCAGGAAGCATATGCCAATAGTTCGCGACACGCTTAAAGGCCGCGCACGCTGCCCAGTGTAGAGCGACTTCATCCTTACCCGAGCGACGATGCCAAACCAGTTCAGCGAGCGTGCCGCCCGTCTCGAGGTACTTCCACACCCCCAATTGGTAGGGGCGGGGGTTCCAGTTATTTGGAAGCCTTATCCGCAAAGTGCGTGATCTCCACTACCAGAGGCGCACCATCTTGCCCTGTGAGCTCGGTGCGGCTCATCTTCGGTACGTGATACTCAAGCAGAGTGCTAAAGCAATCGAAAGCAGCCTGTGGCCCTTTTTCCTCTGCGATCTGATCTAGCCACCCTTGGAGACGGTCTGCGTTGTTGTCTACAAACGCTGCAATGGCTTCTCTGGCGGCCAGAGTAGCCTTATTAGGCAAACCTTTCGGTCGCCCTGGGCCGCCTTTCTGTCCCTTTTTAAAACGTCCTTCAGGCATTGTTGCGTTTATGCATCATCTTCATGGCCGCGGCAAGTCTTTTGCCCTTGTCGGCCTGGTTAAACTCTTTGGCGACGGTCTGCGGGATGCCCATGCGTTTAGCAAATTGCGGGTTGTGAGCCGCTGCCGCCATCGTTCTCGCTTGTTTAGCGCTTCGGCTTGGCATCGCCCTGCATCACTTTTTGGTTGATGGCCTGGGCGAAGCTCTGGCCGAGCTCGCGAGCGCTTGGGAACTTAATAGTCTTTAAAGCCTCGGTAGGTGGATTCGCTAATCTCACCGGCTTGGTAGGCTGCTTCGAGTTCATCTCTTAATTTTCCTCTCAGTTGTGCATTATCGCTTAACTGCGGTAAATCTTCAAATTCAACGGCCTGGGCCATGCCGCGGCCTCTGCTGTTGTCGATCGCCTGGAATTCGATGCCTGGCGTGTCCTTGTAGTGTTCGCGCAGCTGATCCATTGTTTTGCGGGCGCCGACATGAGTATTGCCGTGTTCGGCGAGCGGGACAGTGCGGCCTGTGCCGTATTTCTTTTCCTGGCCCATCGCTCGCGTCAGCGCGCCCTGGCGTAATGATTCGGCAGGATCTCGGTAGGTGTAGAGGATTTTGACCTCGCGGCCTGACTCGAGTGCCTGGTCGATTTTGTCTTTGGCCGAGCTAAATTTGTTCATGTTGGTGTCGTACACCAATTCAGCCTGAGCGAAAGCGGGGTTGCGTTGTTCGAGCAGTTCAAGGCCTGATGATTTCCCTGCGCCTGTGCCGCCTGCGGTAAATACCACCACTGGCACCTTGCCAGGCGGGGTTGGTTCGGCGAGGCGCTTGGAATACAAACGCTTGATGAACGCGCTGGAGGGCTCATGTACGTCAGCAGATTTGGTGCGGTCGGCAATGTAATCTGGGGATAACTCCCGAGCCGTGTCCGTATTTAACACTCGACCGCCTTTTGCGTCTTTAAGCGTGTTGTATTCCTCAATCAAATTGTCGAAGTCGTTATCGACACGCTGAAACATCCTGGCTTCGATCGCCTTATCGATCGCTTTGCCTGCCTTTTGGACAGCCTTTGCCGCGCCGCCCACCACCGGCACCATGCCAAACCCTGCGAGCAACATTCCAAGCCGATCGCCCTGGCGGCGACTGCGCTCGAAGTCTCGACCGGCCTGCACTTGACCCACGCCAGGCACAAAGCCTGCGCCGATTTCTGCGGCCACATCGAAAGCGTCCTGGTCGGTGGGTTGATCAAGCGTCGTAGCGCGCTGGAATCGATCGCGCAATTGGGCGCGGTCTCCCAGGTACTGCAGTGCCGCCGCGACCTGCTCGCGTTTCATGACAGAAACTTGAGCTTGTACCGCGTCGAATTGATCAGCGAGGCGATCTCATCGACCGTGTTTTGAAGGGGGGTGTCTTTCGGCAGTACGGTGCGGATCTCGCTCACAAAGTCAGCCAAGCGATCCATGTAGAGCTTGGGGTCGGTCGCATTGTGGCGATCCGAGGGGTACTCGGTGATTAACCCGTATTCGCCCTGATAACTTTCCGCAAAGTCATCTACTAGGTCAGGAATAGTCTCGTAGTATTTTTGCAGCGCTTTGTGCGCGGCATAGCTTTTCGTTTGGAGGTGCTGTAAGTGCGTGACCGTCGCCGAATGCAGCAACGTCGCAACGAACAGAGCGGCATTTTTACGGTGTTCTGCCATAATCGCAGCATAAACCAATGCAGGAAAATCGCAAGATGACCATCACCGAAAGCTATCGCAAGCAACAAATCGAGCTACACAAAAACCCTGCGTATGGCGTGGCGTCTCTCGCTTTCGCCCCACTCGTCGCCAAGGTCATGCGCGAGAACAACATCAAGTCGCTCTCAGATTACGGGGCGGGCAAGTGCAACCTCGGCAAAACCCTGCAATCAAGCGGGCTCGAATTCGAGTATTACCCCTATGATCCTGCGTTCGTTGAATACGGGTCGCCTAGGTCTGCCGATCTCGTCGCTTGCATCGATGTGCTTGAGCATATCGAGCCCGAGCATCTCGAGGCCGTGCTCGAGGACTTAGCGCGCATTACCCGCATCGGGTTTTTTAGCGTACATACGGGGCCAGCAGGGAAAACCCTACCCGACGGTCGCAATGCTCACTTGATCCAGCAACCGGCCTCTTGGTGGCTGCCGCTGCTCTGCCGATACTTCGAGATCCACCAGCTGCAGACGCATAACCTCATGGGCCGCGGGTTCTGGGTGCTCGTCAGCGCGAAAACTCCGGTCGAATCTTCGACTGCCACAACCTAAAAAGTTCCCGCACGGTTTCCTGCGGATCGCGGGCCTCGAGCCATTCGCCGCGGGGTTTCCAGATCTCTCTGGCGAGTAACTGATTGGCCTTGAGCTTGCCCTTGGCGCTTTTGATTTCAAGCCAACAGGTGAAATAGGTGCCATCGGGTAGCTTTCGCAATGCCAGCTTGTCGGGTAACCCACCGCCAGCGCGCCCAAAGTCGAGGAGCGTAAAGCCTGCCGCCCTCACGGCCTCTGAGATCTCCTTGTCGTTCAGGTCTCGGCGAGCGGCGAATCTCATCGCGGTCGCGTCCACCCGAGCTTCGAGAGCACATAACCCTGCGACTTCAGCACCTCGTCAGATTTACACCCGTAGGCGCTTTTATGTGCATAAAAAGTCGACGGGTCAGCGAATAGCCTCTTGCACTCGCTGCACTTCCTTGGTTTCTTCACTGATGCCATGCGCTTTCTCAATTCGTCTTGCAAACTCAAACAAGGCCGCCCAGGTCGTACTGCCTGGCCAGAGCTTCGCGATCTCCTCATCCGTTAACGGTTTCTGCACGCGCTCGCTCCTTTAATCGATTAAAGCCTCGTTCACCGAAAAAAACAAACAACATCGTCGAGAGCCCAGGCTCGCAAAGCACATCCTTCGCATTGGCCTCGCGTAAATGCAGCGCGATCACATCTCGCAGCCACTTCAGGCGCTCTGGGGTATCAGGGTCAGGGTTCACCGTGTAACGCGCCCAGAGAGCTTCACAGAGCTTTAGGCGGTTGATCGCGGTTGGTTCGAGGTTATCCCAGTATCGTTCGCATCGGGCGTTTGCGTCAGCCATCGCTTGCCGATCGGCCTCGATTTGCTTTTCAGATTTGACAGGCTTTTCGCCTTTTTGGGTTTTTAACGGAAACAGCCCTTGCCAGCCGTTCGCAATGGATTGTTGCACTACCGCATCTTGGTCAGCCCCAAACCGACTCAATTTGAGTTTGGCAGCGTTTTCGCTGACTTCACGAATAGGTTTCTTAATGGCTTTACGAAACGCTTTCCATCGATCCCATGCTTCCTGATCTAACTCGTACATAGATACCCCTAGTGTTATGGATAATTATGGTTTGAATGGGGATGACTGTTGGTGAGTCCTGCACGGCATCCAGACGGAATACGCCTATGGGATGTCGTACAGGATTTGATGACTGTCGGAGCCATCCTGCTGCGAGCTACTTTTGCCAGGTTGCCCTGGTGTGGTTCACGCTTCCTCGCTACACGCTGCGTGCCTAGAGGCCCACCGCCCCGATCTAGGTTTAAGGAGTTTCTGTGCGTTGTTTCCCCGACCAGAAATCCCGAGCTGGAGGTCGAGTGAAATTTGACAACCTTTTCCCGAAAGGGTATCTTCACTGAACCTCGATGAGCATCCCGAGCGTAGGGCATCCCCTTGGCCCCGTCAACCCCCGAAAGGGGGTTTGATGTTCTAGAAAGCCTTGTAACGCTGTTATGGGGCTTTTTTTTCATCTGCGGCGCTTCACGCCTTTCAGCATTTCTTTCGCCTGGTAGACCCTGAGAGGCGGTAATACGCCCGCTCTGATCCACTTCAGCACCGCGGCATCGGTCACGTTAAACGCCCTGGCAATGGCTGCCTGGGAACCAAAATGATTGAGCAAAGTTTGTGGTGTCATAGTGGCGCGAACTTTACCCATGTAAATTATTTTACGCAAGTGCGTTGACAGGGTTTTTTACTGTGGTAAACTGATCCCGTTGAGAGAAACAACGAACCAGAGAGAGGTTACTAACATGAAAATTCAAAGCAGCCCTTGGGGTCGAGTCAACTACCAAAAAGAATTTGCCCCTGGCATTTACATGATCATTACCGCGGGCCACGCTGGCATCTGGTTGTCACCAGAACGCCAGGCCCAGCTGCCCGCCTGGGCGCTCGAGATCGGCAGCCAATACTGCGAGAAACCAACCTGGTGGGAAGAAGACTGCGAGGCCGCGGTGGTGATGTATGTCTTTTTTGAAGAAATCGGCCACCACTGGCCCAGCATGACCAAAGAGAAATTGGAAAAATTTATAAGGCAATTTGGATATCTAAATTTTCCCCAGGCTGCTTGACATATAGGTTTACTTTGGTAAACTAGTGTCGTTGAGAGAAACAACACCAGAGAGAGGTAAGACAGTGAAAAAAGTACGATACATCCCGCCAGGCTACGTTCTGAGCTACATCCACGAAGCCACAGAGTTTGTGGTTTACCAGCAGGAAAAAGAGGGCCGGTTGTACGGCATCGCGTTTTCAGGCAAAAGCGCGAACCCAGCCTGGCACTACAAATTCAAAAGCCAAGAATCACTGAGCAAGCTCATCGAGGAAACGGTCGCGGGCCTCGAGGCTCACAAGGCCGCGGTGAAGGCTCGACGCGCCCAGCGGTTTGCGCCGCACGGCCTTAAAGGCGGCGAGGTGTTTAGATCCTCCTGGGGTTGGGAGCAGACCAATGTCGAGTATTACCAGGTGGTCAGCGTCAAAGGTCAGATGGTCGAGCTTCGCGAGATTGCCCAAGAGCGCCAGGAGCAGAGCTTTATGGCCGGTGAGTGTGCGCCGCTGCCAGGCGTGTTCATCGGCGAGCCGATCAAGCGCCGCGTGAGCATGACCGGCAACGTGCCAAAGGTGAAGATTCACCAATCGGCCACTGCGTACCTCGAGAAACCCATCCAGGTTATCGCGGGCGCTCCGGTCTACGGAAAACAGTATTGGTCGAGCTACGCTTGACAGCACGGTTTACTGTGGTAAATTTACCCACGTTGACAGAAACAACGCATCCAGAGAGAGGAAGCAACATGGAATTCGATACACAAATCTGGCTCTACGGCACCCTGGTCGAGGTCACCGTCGAATACGAACAGGTTGACGAAGGCGTAGAGATCGAGAAAGCCACCGTCATCGGGGTTTACCACAAAGGCGACAATCCCCGCCTACGCGATTACACCGCGCTCAATACTGACTTGTACCTATGGGGCAGCGAGATGACGCCAGGCCTCTACGATGAGCTCGTTTGCAAGGCTGAAGAGTACATCGACGCACTGCGCTGGGAAGGGGATTGCGATGAAGCGTGAGCATTGGGCAGTGATCGGCCTGATCGCGATCTACCTATTAGCGGGCCTTGTCGAGCCCTGTGACGGCCACAGCTGCGCGGAGGTGATCGATGGACGATGACACCTGGTGGCACCAAATCGACCTCGAGATGCAGGAGCGCGAAGAGCTCGAACGCATCGAAGCCTGCAACCAACAATTATCTAACCTGAAGGAATATACCTATGCAGAGTGACACCATCGGCGCCTTAGCCGCCGCATTATCCAAAGCACAAGGCGCGATCACGGGTGCCCTGAAAGACAGCAGCAACCCGTTTTTCAAAAGCAAATATGCCGACCTTGCCTCATGTTGGGACGCCTGTCGAACCCAGCTGTCGGAGAACGGCCTCGCCGTCATCCAAGCGATCGACATCATTGGCGATAAGCCTGTGCTGATTACGACGCTTGCCCACTCGAGCGGCGAATGGATTAAGTCGATCACGCCTGTGCTGACGAAGGATGACAGCCCCCAGGCGCAAGGCTCTGGGATTACCTATGCCAGGCGATACGCCTTGGCTGCGATCGTAGGCCTAGCCCAGATCGACGATGACGCCGAGGCCGCCCAGGCGCGTCACAAGCCTAAAACAGAAATTGACCCTGATGTAGTTGCATTGATTAACAACGCACAAACGGTCGAGGAGCTCACCAAGTTGTTTAAGCGCCTAAGCAATGAGCAACGGCTCGCGCATATGGCTGTGTTCACCGCCCGCAAGAAAGAACTGACACCCCCACCGGAGGCAGCGTGATGATGCAGTCCTACCAACAAGCTAACCGCGAGGAATGGCTACAGTCCCGCCTCGGCAAAGTCACCGCCAGCCGCGTTGCTGATGTCATCGCCAAAACCCGATCAGGCTACTCAGCAAGTCGCGATAACTACATGGCCCAGCTGATCGTCGAGCGACTGACGGGTAAACCTACCGAGTCGTTCAGCAACGCCGCAATGGAGTGGGGTACGGAGCAGGAACCGCACGCTAGGGCTGCATATGCGGCCCGTACAGGCGAGCTTGTCGAGGAGGTGGGGTTTATTGACCACCCGACGATACAAGGCGCTGGGGCGTCTCCTGATGGCATCGTCGGCGAGGGCCTAGTCGAGATCAAATGCCCACAGACCAACACGATACTTGAGTGGATTCTCACTCGCACGATTCCCGCTCGATACTTGGCCCAGATGCAATTCCAAATGGCTGTGACAAATGCGAAATGGTGCGATTTTGCGGCCTACGATCCAAGGCTGCCTGAGCACTTGCAGCTGTTGATCATTCGTGTCGAGCGCGATGACACGCGCATTGCCGAGATCGAGGCCGAGGTGTCTATGTTTTTGGGCGAGTTGGAAGACAAAGTTAACAAATTGAATGAGGTGAAACTGTGACCTACGACAATACGAATACAGGTGTTTTATTCCGAGCCGGCGAGAAGCGTTCCGATAAGAGCCCTGATTACATCGGCTCGCTCAACGTCGAGGGGCGTGAGTGGACGATCTTTGGACGTATGAAAAAGTCCAAGGCCGGCAAGCCGTTTATGAGCTTGAGCGTGACCCAGCCGAAGCCTAAACCCGAGGCCAAGGTCGACGTCGAGTTCGATGACGATCTGCCGTTTTAACCATGAACGGTTTCAGAATTTTCATCGGCTACGATCCTCGCGAGGAGATCGCGTACAAGGTCGCCAGGCATACCCTGCTTGAGCATTCGACGATACCGCTTGATATCAGGCCTATCGTGCAGTCTGAGCTACGTCGGCTCGGGTTATATACGCGAGACCGAGATCCGCTATCGAGCACCGAGTTTAGCTTTACGCGATTTCTGGTGCCGCACTTGGCGGGGCATAAGGGCTGGGCGCTGTTCGTCGATTGCGACTTTATGTTTCGGAAAGATATCTCCGAGATCTTGGAATACACCGATCTCAACAAAGCGGTGATGGTCGTGAAACATGACTACACGCCACTTGAAGAAACCAAAATGGACGATCAGCAGCAACACCAATATCCCAAAAAGAATTGGTCAAGCTGCATTCTGTGGAACTGCGAGGCCGAGGAGAGCAAAGCGCTTACCCCCGACATCGTCAACATCCAAAGTGGAATGTACTTGCATCAGTTTAAGTGGATACCTGACCCGTCAAGGATCGGCTCGCTGCCGGTGAAATTTAACTACCTGGAAGGATGGTATACGCCAGCTGATGAAAATGACCCTGTAGCGGTGCATTTCACGCGAGGCGGCCCTTGGTTCCCGCGATGGCAAAACGTCGAGTACAGCAGCGAATGGAATGCAGCTGCAGTGCGAGTCTTGCAAGGAGAACGCGAAGGTGATTAGCGAAGAACGTGCAGAGAAAGCATTACGGTTTCTCGTTGAAACCGACGATTCGTGCGCCGAAGCTCGCGGCGAAATGGAGCGGGCAGAGATCGCTTGGAAACGCACCCGCGAGGCCGTGTTTACGCATACTGAGGGAACGGTGGCCGAGCGCCAGGCACTCGCGATGCAGCACGCCAATACCAGAGAGGCGCATGAAATTTACGTCGCGGCATTGCAGGGGTATTGGAAGCTCCACAACAAACGCGACACCGAAAAAATCGTGTTAGATGTTTACAGAACCGTATCAGCCAATAAGAGGATGGGAGCATGACACAAACCGACGCCATTCGATCTCACTTGATCACGCGCCGCGTGATTACACCTTTAGATGCATTGAATGAGTATGGGTGCTTTAGGCTTGCTGCGAGAATTGTTGAGCTACGCCGCGAAGGGTTGGATATTGAGACGGTTATCGAAAAGCGTAACGGGAAGCGTTATGCACGTTACATTCTGCGCGGGCAAGCGGAGATGTTTGGGTGAATTACCGCAAATTCGCTAAAGATCGCGGGTGCTTAGTACGCATTCCTGGCGTTTGTAACTTTAATAGCCAAACCGTTGTATTGGCTCATATACGCCTTGCAGGGATCTCTGGCATGGGAACCAAAGCACCCGATCTGCTCGGCGCCTGGGCGTGCTCTGCGTGCCACGATGAGGTCGACGGTCGCACGAATAAGAGCGGCCTATCCCGCGATGAGTTACGCCTCGCGCATTTCGAGGGCATGGCGCGCACGATCGCGCAGCTGGTTAAGGAGGGGTGGGTATGAACTTCCTCTGCGACACCCCTTACGTCGAGTGCCATGTTCGCAATGAGTTCCTCTATGACCAGGCAAAAGGCCAGGGCGAATACACCGAGGCGACGATATTCGGGTTTCGCGCAGAGCCTGCTCGAGTGCCTATGTTCCAAATCATGCTGGCATCGGGCGCGCAATGGGCTCGCATCCCAATACACGCCCTCTGTATAGCGCCCTGTGAGCCGCTCTCAGTCGATCTCTGCGCCTGGTGGGATAGTTATGGCTACTACGCCCAGGTACACGCCTTCGCGTTCTTACGTAACCACAGAGTCAGCGCTCTAGGCCGTGACGGTCAGATCCGCAAAGGCACTTACCTTTTCACAATTGATTGGGCCAAGGATGGGTGGTCAGAGGTCAGCGATCAGCACAAAAACCATCACGTTATCGCCCTTGATAGCGCCAAAGGAGCGGGCAAAGGGCAGCTGATTGCCTACCCGAATAACCGATTGCTATGGTCAGATCCTAGCTGGATCGACCCAAAACCTGACAAAGAGTGGAGATCACCGAGCGATAGCTACAGTGTGGAGGCCTTATGATCCGACGATGGTTAGAGCGATATCGCGCCTGGCGAGCTTACGAATGGCGCTGGGTGCCTGCTCCGAATGTGAGATGTTCTCGAGGAGGGAGGGATTACTGGTGATCGATAATCAATCAGAACCTGGTGCATGGGAACGCGAGCTTAAAAAGCTCCCTTGGGGATATGGTCAGAAACGCGAGCCGACCATCGCTGAGATCCTGTATCGAATGCGAGCGCATGGGCTTGACGTTGAGGCCGATATTATCGCTCGAGAAATCGCAAGCCTTTCTCGATGAAATAACGCCCCTGACACCGCACGATGCCCTCTAGGAGGCCGCGAATCTCAGGGTGGCTACACCCATAGCCCTCGCCGTTCCAAGGGCATAGAAACACGCAGCGGGCGCATACGTCAGGCTTAGACCATTTGTCCTCGGAACCAGGGCTTTCCATGCTCGATGACCATCATTTCGGGTTGTAATAGCTTGCCCTCATGAAACGTCAGCACCACAAAGCCGGAGGCCCAGTTCAATGGCCCTGCCTCAGTGTAATCAAACTGAGCGCCTCTGGGCTCTGCTAATGTCCCTGAGTCTACACCGTATCTACGGCCCCTGTAGTCAGCCCAAGGCGTCACCTGCAGTTTGTGTAGATGCCCGTGCACATAGTTTGTGCCTGATCGCAGCGTCGAGTTATAAGCGGCGTGTATCCCACCGGATACAGGTCGATGGCGCACCACCGTCCAACCGTCGGTGTCAGGGTTGATATGCACAGCCCAACACGCCTGCCATCGCGGTAGGTAATGCAGCAACGTCGTGCCGTCCATTTCCTCGAGTTCAGGCGTCATGCGGCACAGATAGTTCTCGAAACGTGCATCGTGATTTCCGATCGTCCGAATCAGGGTTGCCTTACCCGCTGCTCGCTCGATTTCCGCGCACCGATCCTGCACGGCATGGATCTCTTCTTTCACCGTCGGCAATTTTTGCCACATCGAGCGATCGTGCCGGCTGATGCGAGCGCCATCCAAAATATCGCCGTTTAAAATAACGCACTGCGGTTTCAGCGCTCGAGCTAACCGACAAAACGCCTGATGCGCGTCGGTGACGATACCTGGCCAATAGTGGCAATCTGACGCCACCATCACCACCCCATCGGTGCATTCAATCGGGATATCACGTTCGTATATCCGCACCCGTGTTTCGGCTAACTCTTCGATCTTTTTGCCGACAATGGTTTTAATGGAGTTGGGCGCCGTCGGTTCGCTATCTGCTTGCAGCGAAATGTTGTGCCGCGCCTCAAGGGTTCGTCGCCGAGAGTAGACCGGACGCACGCCCATACCGAAATGGTCTGCCACCTTTTTAGCTGATTTGAGTCGGTGCCAGGCTTGAATAAACTCTTCGTCAGTACAGAACTTAGGCATTTTACTTCATCGTCGTCAGCATCTGATGGAGCATGATCGACATCCGATCTACGAAGTCTTCATTTTGCGACAGCTCGTAATACGAACTCGTATCAAGCATGGCGTGCATCGCTTCGTGGAGGAAAACGGTTTGGCGATGCGTGCCGGTGAGATCGCCGCGGAGTTCGATCTTAAGATCACTCGGCGACCACATTGCCAAAACATTATCGCCGTAAGGCCATCTTTTGACTGCGACATTGACCACCTTGATCGTATGCCCTGCCAGCTGAAAACGCCTTGGGATGCCATCAGCGCGCATAAAAACCCCTTAGTAAGACCAGACGTTTGGGCGAGGCGGTGCTGCGATTGTGTCTAAGTGTATGAAACGCCCGTTTCCTTTTTGTTGCACTCCAATGCCAGTAAACCCAAACTCAAACGCTAACTTCAATAATTGATAAGCCTCCTGCCCCTCCACTCCAATATCGCACGCGCAGCCTGATGCGTGCGCGCCAGGGGTCGCTTTCTTTGCCTCGATAGGGTGTTCTGCACAACGGAATCCGCTGGTCACGCGCATGGGTTTCCCATAACGCATACGCAACGCTTGGAGTTTGCTCAAAAACTCCGGTTTCATTTCATTTTTGCCGCAATGGCTGCAGTCAAATTCTGCTTTGCGGAAATTAGGGTACAGCGACCAATCCATTAACCCACTCCTGCAATGCGCGCAATTTCGCTTGCTCGACGTCGCAGCGATACGCGAGATTCCTCAAGGGGACGCCGATATCTGGCCCTGCTGCAAAATCGTCTCGAGCTTGTCCTGAGTCGCCCCTGGCGGTGGGGGTGGGATCATCAACGCTTGCGGGGGTGGGGCGATCTGGCACGCTTGGGGTGACGCACAACCGGACAGGGCTATTAGACCGAGGCCGATTGCGAAGTAGCTCAAGCTCTTGGGTATACGCATTTAAGGCTTCCTCGTTTCGTTGCCGCGCTGCACGTTCGGCCTCAAGCTCGCTTTGTAATCGATCGATGACAGGCTGCATTTCCTTACGGCCCTGCTCTTTAACCCACCATCCTGCGAGAGCACCGCCGCCGATTACCGCTGCCGCAATCACCACGTAAGCTGTTTGACGAAACAGCCACGCTTGGATCATTTGTCAACCTTTTCGTCGAGCTTGTCCCAGATGCGCGTCAGGATCGATTCAATCCGTTCGAGCGCATCGCGGTAATCGTCGCGTCGAACAAACTGATTCATCATTTCTTTATGGTCTTTCTGGAGATTTTCCAGAGAGTGCGTAATCGAACGCAAAGTCCAGCCTCCAAATGCTGCAGCGAGACCCACCACCAGATTGAACGCCACCTGGTAATCCACTTCATTTCTCCTTTAATGCCTGCGTTGTAACAGTCCGTAACACAAGGTTGCACATAGCGCCAGCGAGTAGGATGGTCGCCGCTGTTTTTGCGCCAAAAATGGTCGTCAGGTTTGCGCTAAAAATCTCAAGTGACGCCAGCAACGCCAGCAGCACGTTCCACCAAACCGTTTTGCTTTTGAGTGCGCCTTTCAGGGTTTGCATGTCCATTATTTGGCCTCCGCGACAACAGGCTTTTCAGGCTCAACGATGACTTTACCGTTTTCGTCAGTCCAATCCGTGTCGTACATGTGCTTGTCTTGACGTTCGCCAATGACCATCCAAGAAATCGTTGCAGAAGAATTTGGGTTTTGGCATTCAATCGTCAGCACGTTGCCGCTAACTGAGCCACGCACCGCATCCCAATCTGACTCATTACTAGTAAAGCACTGCACTTCGCGGCACAACGCAATAAACGTACCTTCAGTCATCCCTGCCGCAACATCAATATTGACCGTTGCTTTGCCATCTACAAGAGTTACCTTGCCGCGATAAATTAAATCAGCCTGCGGACCTTCAATGAACGAATGTACAAGGTGATGCGTGTCAGGCTTTAACGGGTGGTCAATCTTAAACGAGCCAGAGCCTTTAGATAACGCGCCAATAACAGCGCAACTTGTACGATTTATGCGAAATGATTCGGTTACATTTGCAGATCCCCCACCATCAGAAATCATAAACTGAAAGCCAGATGAGCCAGCAACAGAAGATACTGCGCTTCTTATGATATTTCTTTCTGACGTATTTGATGTATATCCTGCAACGAAAACATCTCCATAATTAGCGTCTACATTAGCGACTCTGGTGGAGATTGGCCCTTCTCTGGTAAGTATTTTTGACGAGTATAGATTTGATGTTTCGCCTACAAGAAACTCCCCCCCGCTCGTGATGCGTGCGCGTTCGGTGTTGTTGGTGGTAAAGCGTATGGGGTGATTTGTACGCGTCCCCATTGACCCTGCTGCTGCGCCTTCATCTGCCCACATCTGCACGGTTACATTAGTCGTTCTACCCAAAACGCCGCCGTATCCGCTAGTGCCTGCAACATCAACCAAAACTGCGCCAGCGCCGAAACTGGTTGGCGAACTCGCCCCCACCCCCAAATTCCCCGACGCATCCAGCGTCATCGCCTGCGTGAAGGATATGGTGTTGCCTGCGGTGCCGGAGGCTGCGGTGTACCAGCGGTGTAATCCGGCTGATTGGCTGTAATAAGACGCTACATCCGTCGTTGCGTACTTAAATGTGCTGTCATAGTACGCATTGCTCATTAAATACAAGCCATCGCCTTTTGGCCCGATAAAGAAACTAGACGGGCCTTGGATATGCGTTGCTGTAGTTGCGTTCGGCGTGACGCCCAAGCCGAGGTTGCCGGAGGCGTCTATTCTTAGACGCTCTGTGTTGTTAGTGCTAAAAGCAAGCCATCGACTGTCGTTATTACCTAAATACGCACCACCAGAAACTTGGAAAAGTGCTGTTTCTGTTGTTACTCCACCAATCTTGTAATCTGTTGCACGGGTGCTGCCATTGATATCTAGCTTATAAAGAGGCGTATCCGTACCCACGCCCACCCTGTCCGTCGACGCATCCACAAACAAAAGATTAGGGTCTGTATCTCCCTCGATGCGGGTATCGTTATCGCCGCCTGATTCGTTAAGCACCGTCGCCTTGTTAACCGTGAGGTTTTCGGTGACGATCGATGCCGACTGACTCGCGCCATTGACTAGCTGGAACTGCGTGCCGTCATAAACGATGACGCACACTTCGCCGCTTTGGATATCGCCTGCGGCAAGGGCGGTAGTGCCGTCTCGCGTGATGCTTTTCGCACCGAGCGAGTCGATGTTGATCGTCACTGCGCCAGTGTTCGCGCCAGCTGCGACGAAGTAGAACATCTGGCCCGCCACATACGCTGCGACGTTCGGCGATCCGACTGCGGTGATGGTGTCAGCGCCTGAGACCGAGGCAAGGAGCTTAACCGCGGTCGATTGCACCTGGGAGAGGTTGGCCGAATCCCCTGCAGCCGATCCCACACCGAGGCCCGTGAACTTGTAGTTCGCCATCGGGATATTGGCGGTGATCGTCGTTTGGCCGTCTTTGGTGATGGCCGTCGAGAGGCCTGTCGCGAGATCTGCGGTCAGCGCGTTAAAGGCCGTGCTTGAGATGACGGTGCCTGATACTACCGGCTGGCCGGCAGTGTTGATAAGGAAGGTTCCAGAGCCATTGTACGACATTTGCCTATACCTCGGTGATGGCATAGAATCGACGCACAGGAGGTGTCCAATGACATACCAATCTGGCGATCGATTCAGTTGCGTTGAATGCGGAAATCTTAAGGTTGTGGGCCGAAAGTTGTGCCGCAAGTGCTACACAAAAGCGAGAAACCAAGGACGCCTTGGCGACTACGCATTGCTTGGCCCGCATGATGTTTTTGAGACGCGCTTTGATAAAAGCGATGGTTGTTGGGAATGGAAAGGCAACCGTAATCAGGATGGATACGGGATCTTTTTGCTGCCTGGCGAAAAGCCTGTTCGCGCTCATCGTTACTCTTACCAATTTTACGTCGGGCCTATCCCTGATGATAAGGTCATCATGCACACTTGTGATAACCCGCCGTGCGTTAACCCCGCTCATTTGCGGATCGGCACTCGAGCGGAGAACAACGCCGATACGGCAAAGAAGCGACGGCATCACTACGGAACCGATCACTGGAATGGGCGTTTGTCTGACGCTGATGTTGCTGAAATCCGCACTAGCAGCGAAAAACGATCTGTTCTTGCAAAGCGATTCGGAGTGTCTTACTCGCATATTTGGCGAATTCAAGCGGGGCATCATAGGAAGTGATTACTCCTGTGCCGTAAGGGCGCCTGCGCGTCCCGCTAATTGTCCCGCCAATGCCTGCTGCCGTCGACGCCTTTCCATGTAGGCGCGAACGTCTCTCAATTCTTGCTGCGCGGGCTCATCTGACAATAACAACATCTGTGCTAATCGGTTTCGCGTAGGCTCGGGCATTGATAGCTGCGAGAACTTACGCGCCGCCCTTGTTGCAAGGGGAACTCCACCGCCCTGTGCAGCCTGGGCGAGATCGAGCGCTTCCATGAACTGCCCTTGATCCTCTGCGCCTGCAAGTCTTTGCGCTGTTTTTGATCCTTGTTGGCTTAACCTTTCAACCTTTTTAAGTTGTTCTTGCTGCAAAATCGTGCGATTAAATTCTGCAAAATCATCGCCAAAAATTAAACGCAACCGAGCTTGCAAGGCGGGCTCTTTGTATACGTTTAACAGCCGCGTTTGGCCGGCTTGGCCACCCGTCACTTCACGAATCGCCTCTGCCGCACCCAAGCGAAATGCTTGAAGCTCTGCAGGCCCAAGGTCATCCATAAATTCGCGAAGCTCTCCAACGTTTGTTTTCATGGCTTTGCTGCCACGAACCATTGCCGACTCTAATTGTGCAACCGATTGGAAAGCCTCTCGCGCTTGACGATAAATGCTTCGCCCCATTTCGTCTTTCGGCGAAAGGGCATCAAGTTTGTTTGTAAACTCGCGCCGCAAATTGGTGTAGTTACGACTCAAATTTGTCGCTTTGCCAAACTCACCCTTTGCGTTTTCTTCGATGTCGTAAAGCGCTCGCTTTAGATTGTCGAGCACCGTAAACGGAATGCGATCGCCTGGGCGAAGGTTTGCAAGGTTAAGCGCTTCAGGCATACCGCTTACTAATGCAAGCTCTTCAGCTTTGCTAAACGCCTTTTGTGACCTTTTAAGCAATGCCGCTAATCCCTCGTCTACGAGAAAAGTGGCATTTTCAAGCCGTTCATAAAATGGAGCTGCTTGCGCTTGTTTTTGGCGGGCAAAAGTTTGCAGGGTTTCCCCAAAGGGAATCCCTTGCGCTTTTAAAGCTCTTTCAGCACTTGAAACCAATGCGGGTTCGCGCCCTTGAGCAATTTTCCTTGCGGTGCTTTCTAACCTCGCTGCTGCTGTACCTGGCAGGTTTGCAAGTAAGTCGAGCTCACGTTGTACGTCTTGCCCTGTGGCCACAATTGGTGCGCCAGGCCCGAGTCGCCGCAACCTAGCCTCTGCGACTTCCGTAGGATCTCCTAATCCAATGTCAGCGCGCTGTTGAGGGCCGACCTTTGGCAGCAACGGATCATCTAGGTACATCTGCCGAGCTTCGGCATCTCGAGCAAGCAATTGCGCTAACCGCTCCCGCGCTTCGTTAATTTGCACGGGCTCGCTGACGCCTGGCAATCGAGCGCCAATCTGACGCCCGACCATACCGAGACCTTTGCCCGCAAGACCAAACGCGCCGCCGTAGGCCGTGCCCTCAGCTGTACCCGCTGCGATGTCGCGCATCATATCGATTGGAGCTTCGGCCTCGGTTTCACCCGCTGCCGTCACCGCGCTCGTTGCTGTCACCGGCTTTAAAAATTCCAACCCGCGGCGAATCGGCCCCATGCCTGCGCGAAGCGCGCTGCCGCCCAGCGTGAAAGGAGCGGTAAGCAATGCACCGCCCACCTCGGTCGCCATCGCTGCGCCAGGCTGCTCTGCTTCAAACTGCTCTAAACCACCGCGCACGGCCTCTTTGGCAAGCATTCCCGCCTGATCTGGGCGCATTGTCGGAGCAGGTTGGCCTGCGTAACCTGCGCCGCTATAAGCGCCTGCCATGCCCGCTGCGGCTCCAGCGCCCGCAAGCTCATCAATAAACCCAAGGGTCGCGCCGCGTAATCCCTGCAACGTCGCTTTGACGCCCGTCGGCAATCGAGCGCCAGCCGCTCGCGCTTCTTTTCGCTGCGCTGCGGTATCGCCCGCTTCTAGCTGTTTAGCCTCTCGATAGGCTGCTGCAACCGTTTCAAATTCTGGCGTCCCTTTTTTGTTTTGGTTCGCCACAATCCATTGGGCATATTGCTCTGCTTTAGCCATATCAGCCCCCGCCTAAAATTGCATCGGCTGCATCCATTACGCTGCTTCGCTGTGTTGCAGGTTGGGTTTTTTTGTACGGGTTTGGCGGCAACAACGGACGTTGAACCCGCAATCCTGACGCTTCGGCTTTGCTATAAATTTCGTCGATAACCTTTTCTAGCGAAGTGTAAAAGCCTTCGTCGCTCATACCCGTATCTAAGGCGCCAACCGCATCCAACAATTTTTTACCTTCGGCATCAGACAATGCACCGAGGCCTCGCAACGCACTCACCATTGGGATAAAGGTTTGCGCTTTGAGCGTATCAAGCTGCGCTTTGAAATCTCTTGCGTCTGTGCCAGGAATGTTTGCTTTCCAGCTAGAGGCGCCCGTGCCAGCCTCGCGACCAGGGTGCGTGAGCAATGCTGCCGCATTATCAAGCGTGATCTGCGTCGAGGTTGAGGTACTGCGTTTGCGCTCTTCCTCTGCCGCCTCGGCTTGTTCTTGCTTCAAGGTTTGCGCGGTAAACGGCTTCATGCCCACTGCTTCGCTTTCGCGAACATAAGTCGGCCCTTGTGGCCCCATGACCGAAACCAATCGCTCTTCTCGCGGCGCTGTAGGCACCGCTGCGCCAATTACGTTTCCAGTGCGCGCATCAATGACGGTTGGTTTGCCGTCTTTCATAATCGTCGCAGTGGTGACGGCTGCAGGTGCAGGGGCGGGTGCGGCAATATCAGAGGCTCGAGTGCCGCCACGCTTGCCGAATTGAACGTATTTACCACCTTCACCCACAACCGGCGCATAAAACTCTTCTTGCGCGGGTTGTTCAACAGACCGAGCCAACAAACCTGCGAGCACTTGGTTTCTCTGCAACGCGCCCTGTCCTGCAGGCGTTCCTGCAAGGCGCAACGCCTCCATCGGATCGCGAGTGTATTGAGCCGTCGGCATGACCTCCTCAAGCTGCCCCGTCTCACGCTGGCGAGCAATCGAGGGCTCAATATCCGCACGAATGCCTGCGATTCTCTCTGCTTCGGCAGCTTGGTTTGCAGCGCGCTTTTCTTCATCGGGCTCAAACTCGGGGAGTTCGCGACCCATCAGCCGACCCATGATCTGTTCGGCTGTTTCTTCCTCTTTGCCCTTAGCCTTTTCCTCGGCCTCTTCAGCCTTTTTACGCTGATACGCGCCGACATAGCTCTTCAGTATCTTCGCGAGGCCTTGTGAGGGCGCGATCGGAGCGGCTTGGTTAACATTGAGCGGTTGATACGCTTGCGCCTCAAGCATTTGTGCCATCGCTGCGCGGCGCTCGGCTTCCATGCGGGCGCGTTCGTATTCGTCAGGCACCCGAAAGGTGCTGACCATTACATTTCGGCCTCTGCGCTCAGCCATCGTAGCTACTCCTATCCTGACCGCCCTTCGGAGTCATCATTCCAGGGCTTTTTGCCATCGGGCGATAAAGTTGTGGCTGCTGACGCGGAGCGGGGTTGATCGCCGATCCATTCTGCGCGATGCCATAACTCAAGTTATCGCCTTGGCCGCGATTGTCGACCATCGGGGTTTGCTGCCGTTGCAGCATTTGAGCGAGGCGCTGACCGTATCTCATGGTGAAACCATCCTATGTCGTTTTAACCTGGCCGACCGATAAACGCGCCGCCGAGAGTGCCGGCAAGATCGTACAAGCCACCGACCTGAGCGTTGTAGGCCGCGACCTGGTTGGCGTAGTTTTGTTGCGCGAAGTTGCCCGCCGCCTGTGATGCGCCGAAAATCGGTGCTGCGGCGACCTGTGCGCCCGAATACCCTTGGAACTGAGGCATTTGAATCTGAGATCCACCCATAAGCGCTGCGATCTCGTTGAGCGGCTGCGCTCTGAGCGCCATCTGCTCGGCGAGTTGCTGCTGGCGAACCTGATTCGCGAACTGCGCTGCCGTCTGCGCTTGACCAAATGCCTGGTTTTGCAAGGCCGCTTGCGCTTGAGCCTGCTGCAATGCCGTCTGTTGCTGTTGCGCGAGCGCTGCATTGTAAAGGCCAGCCATATCCATCTGCTGACCAAAACCCTGCTGCTGACGCGCCATTTGCGCCTGAAACTGCTGCAGCGCCGCGGCTTGGTTCTGAGCAAGCGCCTGATTCTGCGCCTGCTGTGCCGCCTGCGCTTGGGCAAAGTTTTGCGCGATCGCTTGGTTTTGCGCTTGCGTTGCCGCTTGCCCCATCTGGAACGCCAGCTGCTGACCCTCGCGGCCAAACTGGCCCATCGCTAGCCGCTGCTGCAGATCCTGAGCTTGCGCTTGGTTCTGGGCCTGTTGTACCGCGAGAGCCTGTGCCTGGTTCTGCGCGACGGCTTGGTTTGCTAACTGTGCTTGCTGTGCGCCCATGCCGAATTGCGCGAGCCGTGCTTGGTTTGCAAGTTCGGCCTGAATCTGCCGCTCGCTGAAACCCTGCTGACGCATCGCCGCATCAACGCTAATGCCCTGTAGGGCGGCCTGCGTGATGAGGTCATTGGCGCGCTGCATCTGCTGTTGCATCGCGGCGTTATAGGCCTCACCGCCTCGCACTAAGCCTTGGTTCGCTAACTGCTGCTCAAGCGCAGCCTGTTCGCGAGTCAAGGTTGGCGTTAAGCGAGAGAGGATCGCCTCCTGCGCCGTCATGCCAGCGCCCGTCGGGAGCGCCGTTAAACCTCGCGTATCGACGCCTTGCTGTAAGCGCTGCCCAGGGGCTACACCGCGAGCGAAACCATACTGACCTTCCTGCGGGCCGTAGGACACGCGCCCGACGCCCGTAACGTCTGCCCCCGCAATCTGCTCGGGAGCGGCAGGGCCACCGCCTGCCATGCCAAATTGACCGCCTGCAGGGCCGCCTGCGGCCTGACCCATCGCGGCAAGCTCGGGAGCGGCTGCTAAAGCCTCGGGGCTGATGTCGCGTCGAACTTGACCCATTGCCGCAAGGTCTGGAGCGGTTGGCACTTCGCCATACCCCTGCAGCTGCGTTGCCATCGGGGTCAAATCAGGTCGGAATTGTTGGCTAAAAATGTCCGAAACCTGACCGATTGCCTGTTCGCCAAGGCCCGCATACGCACGCTCGACACGCTGTTGCGCCTCAAGGGTCGCCTGCGCTTCAGGCGTCAAATACTGCTCGATAAACGGGGTATCGAGGTCAGTCATGTACTGAAATTGCGAAATATCGGGCGCGATCGGGCGGCCTGATTCGTCGTATTGCAGACCGAATGCGCCTATGCCGCCGCCTGGGCCTTGGAAGGTGAACCCTTGTTGGCCAGGTTGGAACGTCGTGCCGCCAAACCCGCCCATGCCGGTCGGCCCCATGCCAGCGCGACCTTGGGCAAATTCCATCTGATCCTGAATGCCGCTGTAGTCGGGGACGCCAGGCTGCGCCATACCGCCCTGCGGCATACCGCCCTTTTGCGGCATTCCACCACCGTACCCTGGGACGCCAGGCTGCGGTTGACCGCCCGCCTGAGTAGTTCCACCCTTACCTGGCGGGGCTTGCGGAGCCTGTTGACGCTGTTCGTACTGTTGCAAAGCCTGTTCGTACTGCTTCATCGCAGCGTCGTAGGCCTGCTGATTAGTGACCGTGCGGCCAAAGGTGACGCGCTGACCGCCGAGCGGGGTTGAAATGTTGGGGTTTGAGAGCCGTGCGGTTAAGCGAGCGGCCTCAAGGTTGGCCGTTCCCTGTTCTTTCGCAGCGGCTGCGTAATCAGGCGGCGGCGGTGGTTTCGGCGAGCTTTTGCCCATAGCGGTCACCTAAAAATCGACACTTTTCGCGTGTCATTGTCATTAACACCAAATCACCGTTCGGGCTCGCATCAGCGATTCGCGCCTCCTCGGTGAAACCCATGTTCCTAACCAGTTTGAGCGCTTTGGCGTTTGTCGACGCTACAGGCGCGATTATCTTATCAACATCACAGACGTTATAGGGATAATCGAAGATCGCTGCGAGCCATTCGGGCGTCATACGGCCTTGGCAGGCGATATGGCACACAATCGAGCGGCCATTCCAGTTCTCGTACACCACGCCGCACGCGATGTTCTCTCCCCGCACCAACCCAATCGCATTCGAGCGCTCGGCAAAGTAGGCGCCGCCCATCTGGGACATGACCCACTCGCCCACCACGGGGCCGTTGACTATATACCCGCCCATCCTAGCTGATACACCACATCGGTTGAGGCCCATTGAATGTTGAGTTTGTTGCTACTGCTTTGTAACTGGATGGCGCCGCAATATCCCACACCCGTCACGCCCTGCCAGTTGTTCTGAATCTCTAAATCCGACCCCCAAATGGCCGTATCCCATAGCCCAGAGTCCCATACGCCGACCGTCGGGGGCGTAAAGGAAAGGGGCGCCACGTTGTCCTGAATGTTGAAATCGACGTTGATGCCGACCGTGATCGAGGGGGTGCCGTTGCTAAAGATCGCCGGTCGAGCGCGGGTAAAAATCTTTTTTACGCCTCGCGTCTCGAAGTAGTTAAACGCCTGCAGCACCTGCCCAAAGATGTTCGTCGTGTCATCGGTATAGCCCAGCGTGCCGGTAGTCCATGCTTTCGCTACGAACGTAGCACCGCCCCAATAAGGCTCGTCGTTGAGTAATGCAAAATGAAAGGCGTTCCAGCCGGTAAATTTGCACCAGGCTTTCGTGATGTTGTTCATCACAAACTGTTCTTTGATGCCGTCGGAGACGGGCACATTGACGATGAGCGCGTTGTTTTTGGGGTTGTAGAGGAGGCACCATCCGAAATTGTTACCGTAGGCCGAGGCTGCCGCCGCAAACGCGCCTTGGATCTTATCGGAGAGCGCGACCTGCGGATCTAAGCGCGAGGATTGCAGCGCCGAGGCGAGCGGTACTAACCCATCGAGCGTGAGCACCAACAAATCGCCGCCGTATTTCATCAAGCAGCGATTCCCGATCGGCGAACCCACAATCCAAATACCGATCAGCGCCCAGGTCGAGGCCGAGGCAGGATCGGTGCCGCGGTAAACGATGACCTCGCCCTGGTTGGTGATAAACACCAGGTTATCGTCGACGCCATAACCGGCATCAATCGTCCATGCCGCCATCGAGACCAATGTGCCGCCTAATCGAGCGACGGCAGAGAGATCAAGCACCTGCGCCGCACCGCCGACGCTCGAGGTTGGCAAATACCAGGCTTTCAGCGTGTCCTTTTGGATGAACCACAGTCGATTCTTAAACAGCGTCGGCTGCGTCAAGGTCGTTGTCGTAACGCCTGTAATCGCGGGGCTTGATACGTTATCGATCGCTGTCCAACTGCTGCCGTCGTACAGCAAAGGCTTGTCGACACCGTTCGCGGCATACAAATAATTACCGCCCGCCGTCGTGACGTTCGTATATTCCCAGCGGCTGTTGGTGAGCCCTGTCACCGCTGCTGCGCCGATTGGCCCTGCAGAGGTGGCGTCGTATATCTCGCCGTCGGAGATCGCCCAGAGCTCGTCTGTGGCGCCTCCTGAGTAAGTCATCAGGGTTTCTACGTCATCGGGAAAGCCGGTGGCGTGTTTCGTGTACCCACCGCGAAGATTGACGTTTGACACCGAAGGGAAAAAGTTGACCAGCTGCACCGCATCGGTCGGCGCCATGTTCGCGAGCGAATCTCGCGCATTCCAGCCGCCCACGGGAGCGGGTAGCGAGGCCACATTTGCTCTCGCTTGTTGAACCAGTCTTCGACGTGCTACAGCCATTATTGGCCGTACCCGTACGAACTGTCAGGAATGTTGTCGTAGCCGATTAGCACCGTGCCAGGCCGCGGGGCAAACGATAGGTTAGCCGCACCCGTATCCTGCGCGATCGCGGTCTCGAGCTCCATCATGTAGTCGCGGAATATGGCGGTCGTGTCGAAGCCTTTAGCCTCGAAGTATTTGAGCTTGGTCGAAAGCACCATCACCCGATCGGGATAGATGCAAGTGTCGGTGTCAGCCGTAAAGCTCGTTTTGACGCCGCCCGAGTTCGACTGCGCCCACCCGTTGCTGCGGTACTCAAAACCCAATAGCTCGCCTGCGTTCATGCCAGGCCAAATCTGGAAGTACGGGCCGAGCAAACGGTAACGAATACGCGGGCCGGTCGAGATATAACCCGACAGCAGCCATTCCCACTGTTGCGGGCTCTCGGGGCCGAGCATTTCCCAGCGCTTTGACTTATCCCAATGCGTGCGATTCACGCTTGAGTAGTAGTCAGCAGGGAGCGAATACTTGACCTTTTGGAATACCAAACCACCACCGACCTGCGCCTCTGTCGGTTGGTAGTTAATCGTGACCGCGGTAGCCGAGTCGACCGAGGTGATATAGGTTGCATTCGGAATACCGACGCCCTGCACTTGGTAGGTCGTATCAAGGCCGGCGGTCGAGGGAATGCCGGTGATGGTGTACGCCGAGGTTGTCCACGTTCCCGTCGTGCTGATCGCCTCGGTGTAAAACGTATGCTGCTTGGTCAGTTCCCGCCAATCAGCCCGACGTTGCAGTTCGTATCCCGTCGCATTCATCAGTGCGAGAAGCTGAACAACGTCTTGGTTTGGATTACCAGCGACCGTTGCGGGGATCGGCAGACCTAACTCAGCAGTTACTTGCTGAATCAGCTGCAGCATCGTCGTTGTGCTCATACGCTATCCCTCGGCGACCCTTTTCGGGCGCCCTGGTTTGCGAGCCTCAGTCAACGCAGCCATCTGCGCTTGTAGCTCGGCAAGTTGTTTTTTCGTATCCTCAAGTTCGGCCTGCGTCTCTGACCGATTGCGACGGTTCAAAAACGCCTTAGCTCGCTCGCGCAAGCCTGGGCCGCCCATCCCAATCCGCTGTAACTGCTGATCGCTTGCTGCCGCGATCTGCTCAACGGTCTGGAACTTTAAAATTCTAAGCTCTTCGATCTGCGCTTTGGTCAAATCTTCAGGGGATTCTTTACACCAATCCTCAAGCGATACCCCGAGCACCTGTGGCCCCTCGAGTTCGTTCTGCTTCATTTGAAAATAAAGCCATTGCCGAGGGAATCGGCGCTTGTGATCTTCGCGCACGGGCTGCTCAACCACGCTTGTTTTATCACCAGGAATGTTGATCCGAATGAAGGGTTTACCATCCCAGCGCGGATCGATCTCTTTGGCGATAAAAAACTCTACGTGCAGCTGCTCGTCGCCGTTGGGTACATCACTATCTAAGGGCATCGTCTTTCTCCTGTGGGGTTACAGACTGACTTCGTTCACGGTCAAAATAACAGAGGGAATACCTGGCCAAATCGAGACTGCCGTCGCCGCCAGTAACTGCGTCGAGGTGTCGCTCGTTGACCACATCAGTTCAAAATACTGGCCCGCCGTCATCGGAAGGGTAAAGTTCCATGAAGGCACTAGCTCGGCATCGTTGCCTTTCAAACGGAAAAACGATGCGCTATCAGGCACGTTCGTTCCATTAATTCGCGGCCAGAAATAAACAAACGCATCGCCGCCCGAGGTCTTATCGCACTGCGCGGAGAACTGGAAGTCATACACTCCCGTATCTTCCACCACAATCCTCGAGGCGGGCGATCCAATCGATACGCCATAAGCCGCTACCGTTGTCGCAAACACCACCGCATAGGCCACATCGGCGCTTGCTGCGGTTTGTGTGGTGTTATCGTAGAACGAACCGTAACGCTTTTTCGGTAACTGCTTATAGCCCTGCAGCGAAACCCAAGTGGTGTTGCTCGTTGCGCTGTAGATCGCCGAGCCACCAGGCAAAAGCTCGCTGCTTGCTGCACCGTTGATGGTGCTATCGGTGCTGTACGGATAAATGGTCAGCGGGTTAGCCCCGCTGTTCACTACCGTAATCGTCTCGCCTTCCTCGGTCTGAGGGAGTTTAACGCCTGCGCCCGCCCCTGTTGTGGTGACGTTCGTAAAGACGTAAGCAATGGCCGTTGCATCGCCGGCAGACGTTCCTGCTGCCGACACGCTGTTGATCCCATCACCGCAAATGGCAATGGTCGAGAGCGTGTTAATGCCGCTGCCTAAAACCCTCGACGGGATAGGCACCGATTAGGCTCCTGCGAGCGTTACCCAGGTCGTGCCGCTGGTGCCGAAAAAGAGGCTCGCTTTGGCGGCAGCCACGGTTACCGAGGCGGCGCCGTCAATGGTGCTGCCCGTCTGCGGATATACCGTCAGCGTCTCAGCGCCATCATTACGCACCACCATCATCGCGCCAGGCTCGGCGGCGGGGAGCTTGACGCCCGTACCCGAGGCCGTTGTGCCTGATCGAACCACCACCGCATTGACCTGCAGGGCGTCGGTCGCTGACGAACCCGTTGCCGTCACGGCTGACTGCACATCACCGCAAATCGCAGTGGTCGCGCCGCCTGACTGTCCTGCACCTTGAACTCGAGAAGGAAATGCCATGTTTGTGCTCCGTTATGCGGCGAGATCCAATCGTCGCCGTTCCTCTAAAATGGCCGAGATTAACCCTGGCCCCCGCGACTCCACCGTGATGTCGTTCATCACCGTGTAGATCATTTGAAACTCGTTTGCCTGCTGCGCCATCGCAGCATTGCAGATAAATTTGCGCTTCTCTTTGCCGTCACCCACGTATACATCCATCGTCGGGCCGGTCTGCTCACCCGTAAACCGTTTTACACCGTCTGCGCGGTTGCAGCTATCGTAGCCGTACAGCACAAACTTTCTAAATCCGAGGATGTAGCCGATATTGATCGCCCGCATCCCACTCGTTGTTCCACCGCCGACCGCGAGCTTTCCCGCTCCGATCGCTTGCATCTCTGGCCCCTCTGCCCAGCTGTGCCACAACATCACGCGACGATCTTTCAATACGTCAAACGTGACCGGCGGGCAGCGCGAGGCAACCAGGTACAACGTGCGCGCATTGTGGCGCTGTATGCCCTTGGTGCGGTCTCGAGGATCAAGGTTGACCCACAGATCGGGCTCGACACCGTTCTCGCAAAGGAAATCGTGCGCCGCCTTCACCGCCACAATCGGTCGGCCTTCTCGGCGATGCGCTTTGATCTCGTCAATAAAACTCGGCATAGACCACCCGCTCGCCACGCACACAAACGTACCGTCGTGAGCAATGGGAGCGGTGGCCAGTTCTGGTAAACCACGGCTCAGGGCAGAGCGAATGTTGGAGCAAAGCTCCGCGGGATCGCCTGCCGCCTGAACCGTGATTTCCAGAGGTTGCATTACGGGGTCGCGTTCGACGGAACCGGAATAACCATCGTGTACGCCGCTACAGCCGTCATGGCCGAGGTTGCCGACGCAGTGACTTCCGTCACCACACCTGCCACCAGGGCGCCCGACACCGTAGCGTCATCCAAGACGCCTTCGGTCGTGGTCGTGTACAAGGCGACTGCCGGTAAGCAGGACGCCGAGACCTTCACGCGAACCTTGCCGCCGAGGTGCACCCAACCATAGTCGCCCGAGGCGATGGACACCTGCGCGAAGCCGACACGCTTGGTGGCGGCGACACGGGCGGTGGTCGCGTTCGTGGCAATGTTGGTGTTGGGAATGCAAACCGCGTTGTACTGCGAGAGCGCCGAGGCAGCCTGAACGTAGACGGCCATGCCGCCATCGTCCAAGGTCACCACCGTGCCGACCGCAATCGACGGGCTTGATTGGGTGTAACCCAAGGCGGGATACGCAAAACCGTTAACAATGTTAGCCATTTTCGTATCTCCTTAAGCGATCAGGACGCCGCAAAACTGCGGGCCGCTCGAGGTCAAGTTGCCGGCAAAGCCGATCAATTTGACGATCGCATCTTGGTTGACGGCCTGGCGCTCGCCACCGATCGGAACGAAGTTGCGATCTTTGTGGGGACGGAACATCAGGTACTTGGTGTTGAGGAACCACATATGGTTGGCGTTGCCCGAGCCACTGTTGTAAGTGCTGGAGCCCACACCACCATCGAGCACCACATCCGAGGCCATGCCGGCGCCGTAATACTTCAGCGAGGCAAAGCCTGCACCCGCCATGCCCGATCCTTGATCGGTGATGCGCTGGATGCTCTGCAGAGACTGCAGATAGAGGCGGTAATAGTTGTTATCCGCAACGATCAAATCGGGCTTGTCGGTGCCGCGAATCAGCTGAACAGCGAGCGCGTCCATGTACTGCTGAATGTTGGAGGCCGACACGGCAGCGCCGCCATCGGTGACGCCAGAATAGGCCACCGAGCGCCAGAACTGCCACACAGCGCGGTTGATACCGCCGTAGGTGCCCGAGGAAGGCGAATCCGGCACTGCAATCGCAAGACCGTCGAGGTTCTTGCCAGCGTTGCCGGTGCCGTCGCCGTAGAGGTCACCGCTGATGCGGTTCGCCAATTGCGCTTCGGCCACTTCCATACGTCCGTCAAGCAAGTCGATGATCGCTTCCTTGCCGCTGTTCTGAATCATCTCGAGGCCCGAGATGGACACGGCAGCCGCGTATTGCTTGATCGAGAACTGGGCCGCCGAGATGGGGCTGTTTTGCGAGACGTTGAGCACCTCGTAACCCGAATAGGAATTCGTGTTGTTGGTGGTGTCATCGTTGTACATGATTTCCTGGAGGATGACGTTACCGCCAGAAAACGTCTTAATGTTTCCGCGATCCTTCAACCGACGCAGCAAGGCGTTGTTGTTGGTCACGTTATCAGCGAGTTCACCAGTACGGCTTTGAATGTTAGTCGCAATGATGTCGCTGATACTTGAGTTGGCAAATGCCATGATTTAACTCCTATATCAGTTATTTATAACCGCTGCTCTAAATCGGAGAATGCCTCCTCAAGCAGAGAGCGGCGACTTTGCGCTTTGGAAGCCGTGTTGGTTCCTGGTGTGGAACCTCTGACGCTAACCGCGGCTGCTCGGGCAGATTTTGCTGCTCGATCTTTCTGCGCTGCCTGTTTAGCTGCAACCTGCGCCTGTGAGGCCGATTGCACCCGCTCAAACAGCTCTGAATCTAATCTTATCGCTTTTTCATACGCATCTTCTAGCGTTTCCGCAACCCCGCTCTGTAAAAGCTGGATCATGGTCGGTCGAGCGTCTTCAAAATGCTCGGCCTTCAGCGAGAAATCGTTAATTTCGTTGAGTAACTGCTGGTTCTGCTGCATTTCCTGCTGCTGCTTCCAGCCCATTACCTCGCCACGCATGGCGTTAAGCTCGTTTTGCAACTGCCACACCATCGGATCGACGGCGCCTGGCGCTTGCGGCATCGCGGCCTGCCCACCTTGGCCTAATTGGCCGAGGTTAATGCCATAGCTCTGCGCCAATTGCAGGAAATACTGCATTTTTTGCTCTGGCGGCGACGTTCGGAGCGTATGGTCGGCCTGTGCGAGCGCGGCAACGGCCTTATCAGGCGTCATGCCGAGCCCGCGGATCGTCGCCATATACGGCTCGAGCGCCTCGTTCATCGCATCGGCAAATTGAGCCTTGGAAAGGAGCGGCTCGACGCCTTTTTTCATCTGCTCTTCGCGCTGCCAGGCGTATTCGCGCAGTTTAGGGTCGGCTTTGTGCCAATACTCGTGATATTCCTTTTTCCATGAGGCGGGCGGCTTCGACCATACCGGCTGTTCGGCAGGTTCTTGCGGTGCCGGCTCTTTGGTTTTCGTAAACCGACCTGATTGATCTCGATTGCTGGCCTGGGGGGCGGGATCTTCGCCCGCTTCCACGGCATCAAACTGCTGTGCGAGAAGCTCTTTGCGGTCTAGCGGCTGCTCTTGCCCTGGGTCTTGGGTGTCAGCCTGATTTTCCATATCCATCGTTACCGTCTCCTGTGGGGATCGTGAGTAAATCGAACTTCGTCGCGCAGTCGCTCAAGGATCTTGTTGGCCTGAGCGTGAGTAAGGCTGGCCAGCTGATGCCGCAATACGTCAACCCGCGAGGTTTTAGGCTTTTCGCGCTTGATGTGCTTGGTCGGATCTTCGTTGCCGACCTCGATGCAGTTGTTGGCTTTCAAATGCGCTCGGTGTTCTGAGCGCGAGGTGATCATGCGACCGTCAATCATGCTTTTGTAGGGCTGGATGTCGGGCATGATGTAATGCAAGCGCCCATTTTCGTCGCGCTTCTTTTCCACAAATTCGCCGTCGATGTAAACGTAGGTGCGTTTCATATCAGTAACAATACATCTTCATCGTCCATTTCTCTATGCTCGCGGTACAAAGCCTCGACGCGATCGAGGTTCTGCAGCAAACCTTCCCAATCCACTTCGGGAATAGCCGTTCGTGACTTAGGCTTGATGTACGGGCCAACAATGGATTCGGCCAGCGCGGGTTTTGCCTCAAAAAGATCCTCATACGCTGCGATTAACTCTTCCCGCCGCCGCGTTTTTTTGCGTTGCTCTTCTTCCCAGAGCTTTTTGCGTCGTTTGTCATCGCCGCCGTCGTGCGTGTCGACGATGATGCTGGGCGGTTGGATAACCGGAGTGAGGGTGCCGAGCGCCGTTGTGGCGTCGACGCCGGTGATGGCGGCGCTGGCGCTGTTGTCGAAGCTACCGAGCTCACCCGTTCCAGCCGTGCCGCCGAGGCCAACCTCGATAGAATCGCTTTCGTCTCCAACCAGGCCTGAGCCCACCACACCCGTAAGTGCGACGGTGACACTATCAAGGGGGTCGCCGGTTTCTCCGGTGGCGCTGACACCCGTAAGGCCCGCTTCAGTGCTTTGTCCCAGGCTTCCCGTCTCGCCGCTGGCACTGACGCCCGAGGCGCCGACGGTCGTGCTGCCGGTGGCGTCTCCGACTTCGCCGGTTGCGCTTTCACCTGAGACCGTTTGGGATTGCTCGACGCCGAGGTTGCCGACACCGCCTGTGCCGACAACCGTCGTGATCGGGAGACTGTCCCATTCTGCGTCATCCCAAGTCCCTGTATCCCACGGCCCCTGTGCCATTCATCACGCGATGCGTAAAAGGCCAGTGGTGGCGTCGTTCGTCGGCATCGTGAGAATGAACGTGCCGCTCGTTACCGTTTGGCTCCCAAAGGTGTAAACGGCCACGGCCTTATCCGATTGCGTGCTGTTGTAGATCAACACCGCATCAAACGGAGTCGTAAGCGTGACATTGCTGTACGTCAGCGAGGCCGAGGGCGTCCAGTACGCCGTCGTGCCGCTTGAGGCGGGATCAGTGGCGTTCGATACCGTGATGCCGCCTGTGGAATAGCCTGCGCCCGACACTTCGCCTGAGGAGCTATAAGCCGTCGTGGCCGCACCGAGGCTTGCCGTATCCTCGAAAAGGGCGGCTTTGAACGTATCCTTGGCGGTCGTGCCGCGAGTGGGAGGGGTGCCGATTGCGTGAACGCCGCCCAAGATTTCGACCTTGAACGATGTGCACATTGCTTGGGAATTCGCCATCAGAGTTTCTCCAGTTCGGGAAAGAGAGCGGGCGCTTGCTTTAACTGAACGTGCACCGATCGATGCACTAGCTCGCCCTCATGCCAGTATTCGACCCATTGCGTAAATTCGTGATTGTTCTCGATCGCGCCCTGGCGTTTCTCGAGTAGCGCCTCATCCATCTCGCCTTTGGTTGTCATCACCATTATTGCGGCCTCATGCCAGGTTCAAACTCGGCAAAGGATTGCTGCACCGCCTCAACACCCACCGCTCGGCCATCAGGCCCGCGAATGATCCGTTTCGGAGCGGTGAGCGTCGTAAGCGCTGCGCGAACGCCCGACATATTCTCGTTGTTCGAGTTCGCCATCTGCTCGTACAGCTGCGCGATGCGATCAAGTTGCGCCCGCACATCGGCGCCCATATCGGCCATGACCTTTTCGGACACCGCTTGTTGCGCCTCGAGTGCCGGGATATCGAGCCCTGGGTTGGCGCGTATGCGAGCGACCATGACCGCCGTAGCGGCATCGAGGTCGGCCTTGTATTTCTCGATCTGCTGCTGCGCGGCGAGCTTTTGCTGCTCGATCTGCGCCTCGAACTGCTGACGCATCTGCTCAAGTTGCGAGTCGTTCTGCGCCTTGAGTTGCTCGACCTGCAACTGGGTCTGCAGCTTCGCTTGCTCGGTCTGTGCCGCCATCTGCGCCTTTTGCATCTCCATCTGCTGCAGCGCTTGCGCTTGCTGTTGCTGCGCTTGCAAGGCGGGATCAGGCTGCGGATTCGCCACCTGCTCTTTCGCTTGGCTCACCACCAGGTCAAGCTCGCCCTCGAGCGGTCGCGCTGCCTTGAACGCCTGAACGCCGAATTTCAGCAGTTCCATCATCATCGGCACCATTTCAGGGGCTGCCTGGCCGACGGGGAGCGCCTGGTTTAGGAACCCGCCAAAGGCCTGCAGGAACTCCAACCGATCGCGCTTCATCTGCTGCTCGTCAATCTGCACCAGACTGTCAGCCGCGATATCGATGCGGAAAGTGCGTAGCGGTTTGTCGCGTAACAGCTGCAGCGCTTGCGGAATCATCTGCTGATCATTCGGATTCATCTGATCTGCTGCTGCATATTGCAGTATGGTCTTTTCCTCATAGTGCATCAGCATGATCTGTGCTTTGAGGCGTAAGACCTCTGTGGCGAATAGCGCCACATCCTCTTGCATGGAACGCAAGCGGAGGCCTGCGTATTGGCCCTTGATCTGCTGCGCTGTTGCTGTCTCGCTCGCTGCCGTCTGACCGCGAATGATGTCGCTGATGCCCGTGATCTCGTAGATCTGCGCTTTGATGTCAGCGCGTGCCTGATAACACTGAATCAAGCACTGCGCGATGGTGTCGATCGGGAGCAGGTCGATGCTACCCTTCAGGCCGCCTTTCTCACCGAATGCTGCCCACTTATCGACAGGGATTAGGGCATTGTTGTCGCCCTCGGTCATCAAGCGCTGCAGGGCAGGTTGGCTGGCGTCATATACGCCGCGCACCCGCAAGGCTTTTACCAACCCGTCGATGCGATCGGAGAGGATATCGAGCTCGACTGCCTGATCCTGATACAACACAAAGTCAGGCACCGGCACCAGGCTATCGCTCGTCGTTGTCGCATAGAGCGGTTTCGGGCACGGGAAAAAGCCTTCGAGGCCGAGCGGGTCATCGCGAACGTCGATGAACTGCGGCAAACCCTTACAGAACCAATAAACCTTCAGCGATTCTTTATCCCAAAGCTCACAGATCTTGGCTCGGTTGAAGCTGCGGGCGCTGTCGTTGTAGACGTTGATCGGCTCTGGCCCCTGATCGAGCGGGATCTTGCGCGCCATCTCTTCACCAAAGCGCTCGACCATCGCCTCGCGGGTCATGTAAACCCAGCGCCAAACCTGCGTGACCTCTTCCCAGGTACGGCCCTGCGAATGCCCAAAGTCGCGCCAATGCACGTAGTCGACGGGCGCTCGCTCGTATTCGATCTGCTCAAGGTCGGGCGGTGCACCCTCCCCTGCTTCGATGGTGCCGGTGATTAGTACGCCGTCATCCTCGATGCCTTGGGGAGCAACATGGGGCTCATAACGCACCCACACCGTGCCGCGGCCCCCGAGGAATCGATCCTCAACGGCATAGCGCAAGGCGCTGCGGTAATCGCTGTAATGCTCGATCTCGAAGTCAAGTGCGCGTTCGGCGAGCATAGACGCCACGCGACCGACGGGATCGTTGTCGCCAAACCTGCGCGAAACGTCAGCTTTCGGGAGCTTGGCAAATACGGCAGGAATCAGCGTCTGGACGTTTGACCAGAGGATATTGAACTTCGCCGTTTCGTTGCCCGTCTGCCCTCGCGTGTCATCGCGGTAGCGCTTGATGAGCTTTTTGGTACGGCTCTGCCATTTGGCGAACTCGTTGTCGTAGGTCGCCGTCGTGCGGAGAAAGCGCTCGAGCTCGTTGTTCGTGACCTGTGCCATCGTTAACCCTTCCGTTCGTTTCGGGCTGATATCGCTCGAGCTTTCGCTTTGGCGTCCTCTTTGCTGGAGGCGCCCCATGCTTTCAGTGCCAATGCCAACCGAGTCGGCTTGCCGTTCTTTTCCATCGGGCCAGGCATATTGCCCATGCGGGCGAGGAAGGAAGCGCGGCGAGGATTGTCACCGGCTTTCACCGGAGGCTTGAGCTCGCCGCCCGTCTCACGCTTGTAAGACGCACGCCCCTTGGCGTTTAAACCGCCAGCAGGGTTTTTCCCTTCCTTACGCTGCCAGGCTGCGCTCATTTCTTCGCGGTTTTCGCGCTTTCGCGGAATGCCTCGGCAGTCGGAGCACCAGGCTCACCAGGCTTGCGGGTACGCTCAACGGGCCGACCTTCGGCACGCTGGCGTTTCTGCCGCTCCTGCTTCGCAAGGATATTGGCGTAAAGGCCTGGCTTGCTCATGGCGTAAAGAGACCGACCACCGTGATCGAGCTACCGCCGTTCGTTGTAGCCGTAACCGAGCCTGTGGTCGCGATGTTGAGCTCGAAGTCGTACACGCCTTTCGGAGTGTCGGCAGGAAGCGCGACAATCGTCGTGCCGCCTACTGCGAGCGAACAATCAGCCGAAACCGCCGTTGTGACCGCAACCACCGCACGGTGAACGTAATCACCTGTCGCGCCGAAGGTACTCGTCGCCGACGTACCGAGCGCTACAAACGGGTAGCGATAAGGATTGGAAACACCACTCATATCCGCATTCTCCTGCTCGTTGAGCGCTCATGCACTGCCCACATATCGTTCAGTGTGACTTCGTTTTGTGGGCCGATATACAACACCTTCGGATCTGGCGCTGCGTCTGCTTTAGGCTCTGCGCGCCAGGCCACCGCCATCATTCTAAACGCATCTGCGGGATGACTACACCAATCGTGTCTCGGTGTCGAGCGAAATGCTTTCTTATCGTCATCCCACTCCCGCTGATACTGACGCAA